TGACTCCTCCCACAAGTGAGCCACGCCCCGCTGCAAGAGCAGGGTCGCCTCCGCTCCCGGTAAGTCCATTGGCACGCCCTTGATTACTACTCGCATTCACGCAGACCTCCTTCGCAGGTTTGATTCAACCTTAGCCGAGAAATGTCAAAGCGGCCCGGCACCACCCTGCGTGTGGGTGCCGGACCGCTCGACTATTCGTGTCCCATCAAGGGACTTCTTCGGTTGCCTAGGCGGCGTTGCCGATGAAGTGCTTGATGTGGCTCGTCTGCGGCAGGTTGCCGTCCACGCGCATCGTGGCGCGGAACGTGACGAGGTCCGCATTGAATGCGTAGTCGTCGCTGCGATCGAGACGCAGACCGCCCGCCATGCGGACGTAGTAGCTGGGGAGGTGTCCGAAGAGCACCGACTTGGCCGACAAACCAGTGTCTGCCATTGCGGGGTTCTCGTACACCGGGTAGCTCAGGACGCGGTCGTTGCCGTCAGCCAACGCGGGGCTGAAGACGTAGTTGCCCGCGGTGTCTTTCAGGGTGCGAACCTTGCCGAGCGATGACGTGTTCATCATCCAGCCGACGCCTGGGAGACGACGCGCTGCGCCGTTCAGGCTGTAAGCCAAGTTGATGAGATTGTCCGCCGTGAATGCGCCAGTGACACCCGTGCCGCCGGTGATGCCGAGCGAGCTCTGGGTCACAACGCCTGCTGGCTGGTTCGTGCCGGTGCCGGTCGTCAGACCTGCGTTGACACGGAAGCCGAGCTCGTTGCCCGTCTGGGTGGCGAGGAAGGCGAGGATGTCCACGCCCGAGTCCTCGATCAGTTCACGCGACAGCTGCACCAAGAACGAATACTTGTATGCGCTCAAGGTGATGAAGCTGTTGAACGTTGGGTCAGACTCCGCGATTGCGGTGCCTTCGCCGACGATTGCCGCCGTCGACCAACCGGCCTGCGACGGAATCTGAAGATTCTCTCCACCGGCCGTGCGAAGCACGGTTGAGGTGTCGAGCATCGGGCCGACGAGACGAGCCTGCTCGATGACGCGGTCGAAGAACGACGTCGGCACCGGAGCACCCGACGAAGTCTTGACGACGTCACGAGTCTCGAAGGTGAACGAACGGGTCTCGCCACGAGCCATCGAACGGATGACATCGGAGTCGTTGGATACTGCTTGAGCAGCCGGGCGAACCTGGGCGGCGATGTCGCGGGTTGCCGCTTCAATCTTCGCCTCGCGCTCGGCATCAGCCTTGAGGGCTTCGATGCGAGCAGCACGCTCGTTGAGCTCAGCGTTCATGCGCTGGTAGCTCTGCTCTTCTTCTGATGTGAGGTCGCGCTTTTCTGCTGCAGCCTTGTCGAGAAGGGCCTTGGCCGCTTCCCAAGCACGCTGACGCGCCTCGACCTGCTGGTCGATGTATTGCTTCATGTTGGTTCCTCCAGGGAACGTTGTTGGGGTCGCAGGGATTTTTTCTCCCGGACAGGCTCCTGAACCGGCACCTTCCTGCGGCTCCGCAGCGAAGACTCTTGACGAAGTCTAGACGAGCTTGCTTTGCAATTCAAGTTGCTTGGCGAGCAACGAAGTCGGAATCTGCTCCGGCTTCTTGCGCAACTTGCCAACGACATCGAGCAGCAGCGAAGCCTGCTCGTCGTTCAACTCCGAACCTGCTTCAAGGACGGTGATTGCGTCAGCCAATTTGTCGGCATCCGACGAAGTGCGTTCGGCCAGAATCTCTAGGCTGCGCACCGATGCGCTCGTCGCCTGGTATGCGGGGAACCCTGTCACCACCGACACTTCGTACAGGCGTACTTCTTTGAGTTCGCGCACCGAACCGTCATCGGACCACGAATCACCTTTCGGCGGAACCGAGAAACCGAACGACATCGAATCCACGTCGCCACGCTGAATCAGCGTGGACAAATCACGACCGATTGTCGTGTCGGGCAAGTCAGCCTCAACCTTCAAGCCACGATCGTCTTCCATTAGACGCAACGTCTTGGCGCGAGTCGTCGCAAGAAGCATCGACGAATCATGGTTGAGATACATGCGGATGTTGTTCTTTGATTTGAGTGAACGCTTGAATGCGCCTGGTGCGATTCGCTCAATGAACGGCAGCGGCTCCGAATCGGAGTTGAATACGGCGGCGTATCCGCTGAAAGACATGCCGTCACCGGCTGGACCTTGCCTGACCTCGAAGTCGTTGACTGTTAGCCGACGGGTCTCAATCTTCTCGGTCATGGATGACAATGCTAGTCCGTTGCGGAGATTACTTGTCCACGAACAATCTTGACAAGCGAGCCAACGTCACCAGATAACCGAGGCGGCCTTCCTCCTCGCGCACACGCTCAGCCTGGCGCTCGAACCACTGCATCGCAGGTGACGGATCAAGCGGGTTGATTCCCCACAGGTAGAACGCGACAGCACCAGCACCGGGGAACCCGTCGTTGTCGGCGTCACTGTTCTGCGGCGCTTCGAGGTCTACCAGGTGTCTTGCTCCCCAAGCGTTTGCACGAATGACTTTATCCTCGCTGATTCTTCCCGCAGCCATCTCACGGGCCTCACGAATAGTTCTTGCCACAAGACCATCACCACCGAGACCCTGCCCGTAATAATCAAGACCTTTGCGGGCCGCTTCACGGACGTAGGCGGGAACGTCGAACGAGAGCTGCCTGACGTAGTCGATCGGCGGTTCCTCGAAGTATGGTGCGTCTTCGTCGTTGACGTCACCTGCCTGAACTTCCTGACCGGGGTTGGCGTTCGGCATTCCGTCCACTGCCGCCCATGCGTTGCAGTAGTAGGCAGACGAAACTTGCGCATCCCATCTCACACAGTAGAACTTGTTGAAGTATTTGCAGTTGCCACAGTTGCGGTTCGCAGGCACGTCGGCGGTGACCGCTGGACGGTAGTTGTCGGGAAGTTCCCGATCTTCCATTTCGTCTTCGTCTTCGTCCTCGGGTTCGTCCTCTGGTTCCTCGAGTTCGCCGATGCGGGTCAGCGTCGAGAACTTGTGTCCGACGATGACATCGGTATCTTCCCATCCGCCCTCGACTTGACGGTAAATCTGGATTAGGGCCACCGGGTCATCTTCGGAGGCTTCCAACTCGAAGTCGGTACCTGGCACGCGCACCGAACCTGAGCGGAAGATTTCTTTGATTTCACCACGCGCACGACCACCCGAACTATTCCACGAAACATAATCACCCACCATCAACTCATCAGGGCGAGCACGCTCACCACCCGGCTCCATGTCCTCAGCGATACTCACCGCAACCATCTGATCGATAGCGGCCTGCTTCGTCGTATGGCATCCGATGACTTCTCCGTCTTCTTTCTCGACCGCCCAACCTGAGCAGTTCGGATTTGATTCGGAGATGAAGTACGGCATCAGGAAGTCTGCGCAATGTAACTGATGAGGTGACCAGCTTTGGTTGACACCGCGAAGATTCGTTCACCCGGATTCAAGTCAAAATCTATGCGCTCAAGTTTCTGCAACACGAGACCGAAGTTCGGCTTCACGCCCTGCGCACCGAGATACAGCGTGTCCGAGTTGTCATTATTCGAGACATGCAACTTCAACGGATTCGCCGATGCTTCACCGATTTGCGTCGCAACAGTACCAACCGCAACCGTGCCACTTGTCAGAGCCATGTTCTACCTCTCAGAGCATCAACAATACTTGCAAGTCGTCATCCTCAGCGACGAAAGTGACAGAACCTTCAGCAGTCGCTTTCACCGACGCAACGATCGGCGTGCAATACGCAAGCACCGTCTTCACATTCGGCACGACGATTTCAGGCACGACCTCGACGACAGGTTCAATCTTTTTGCGTCGCGGCTGATAGTACGGATACGGCCTGCCACCACCTTGAGGTTCCGGTTGCGGTGTTGGCTGTGGCGTCACCGTCCCTTCAGCAGAAGCCGTCAATCCACCAAGCGGAGCATCACCGACAGCATCAGCCGAAACGGCTCCATCTGCCGAAGCCACCACACCGCCCAGGAAACTCGTGGCGGAGGCGACCACAGTGATGACACCAGTTGCCGCCGATGTCGCTTCTCCGAGGCTGGCAGACGCCTCTGCGGCGATGCTGACGACAGCCTCAGCCGAACCGGCCAGTCCGCCGAGCGTGGCATCAGCCGAAGCCAGGATGCTGATGTCGCCCGATGCTGAAGCAGTGACACCGCCTAGCGGTGCATCAGCCTCACCGGTATCGGACACGATGCCAGTTGCCGAAGCCTCAAGTCCACCGAGCTGCGCTTCGGCATCGGCCACCACCTCGACATTGACCTCAGCAATCTCGGCGAGCAGTTCGCCGAGCGGCGCATCAGCCGTCGCCGTAATGACTCGTGTAACCGTGCCTGTCGCCGATGCAGACAATCCGCCGAGAGGTGCAGCCGCGGTGGCTGGTGTCGTGAACGTCGTGCCATCGAGGACGCCGTTGCCGTCGAGCGTCGACGTGTCAAGAACGAACGCTGGTGACGGACCGCCGAGCCCTACGTTGGCGTCATCGAGCTGCGACTGGTCGAGGTAGAACCGTGCGACCATGTCGCCCGCTTACGAGGCGAGCGTCAGTGAGACCGTGAGTGCGCCCGAAGAAATCGTGAACGTGTCGCCTGCGGTGTACGCGTTCGCGGTGATTGTTCCCGAGAAGAGGAAGTTGCCTGCTGAGATGTTGTCCCAAGCGGTGAAGTGTGTTGCGTCTTGCGAGCCTGCGATGTTCGTCCAGGTGATTGCGGCATCAGATGCGATCGAGCCCGTCGAGGCGGCTGCGAACGACGCCGCTTTGCGTGTCGTTTCGGTTGCCGCTCCACTTGTGCCATTTGGTCCTGGGTCTGAGACGTGCAGTTTTACATACACGGTCGCCACAGCGAAAGAAGTGTTGTTGCCGACCGCATCAAGCCATGCGTTCGCCAAATACGAAGAGATACCTGTTGCCATCAGCTTTCAACCCTTTCCACGATTTCAGTGATGCGACCGTCCTCGCCACGCACTACCTGGCGCACCACGGTGCGCTGTTCGGGGACGTTGACGTTGACGACTGTTTCTGGCACGTTGACGACCGGCGCGTCGACATGCACCGAAGGCGGTGCGACATGAATGACTTGCTCGGGCATGTTGAGATTGAGTTCGCGTGTCGAGTTCACTTCGTAGGCAGCCTTCGGGTCCACAGGGCTGACGCTTGCCAACGGCTGCAATTGCGTCGATGGCAGACCAGTGTGTTCGATGCTCGGCATGTCGAGAGCTGCGAGCACGCCAGCCGGGTCGAATCCTGCGAGCACGAGTCGTTGCGCGATTAGCGACTTGCGGTCGAGGTCGGCGAGGTTGGCTGCGGTGATGTCGATGTTGGCGAGTGGTACTCGGTATGCGTCTCCGCCTTCGATTGGTGACATGTCCTCGAAGCGGCGCACATCGTTGACTGAGAGATAGCCGTTCATCAAGCCCGACGAATAGGAGGCGTTGCGTGCGGCGATGTCGCCACGCAGAAGTCCTGCGGTGGTGAAACGGATGAACGCACGGCCCGCCAATAGGACGCTGTATTCGGACTCAAGTTTTGACAGATAAGGAACTAAAGAATGCTGCAGGAAGGAAAGTTGGTTCGCCTCTACGGATGCGTAACTCATCGCACCTGGCGTCGTCACACCGATCATCGACGGCGGGACACGGAAGATGCGAGCGATTTCTTCGACTGCGAACTGGCGTGATTCGAGGAATTGTGATTCGTTCGGGTCGACACCGGTCTTCTGGAATGTTGCGCCACCGAACAGGATGCCTGGGCGATGCGATCGGCGCAGACCTCTGTGGCCGTCCTCGAATGCGTCGACGAGGTTCTTGGCTTGTTCCCGTGAGAGGTTGCCGGGGAACTGGATGATGCCGGTCGTCGAT